GGATGAGGCTTAATCGTGGATTTTGGGGTAAAAAGGGAAGAGAGGGGAGTTTTTTTTTGATTGCTTAGATAAAAAACTCGATTTTTAAAATGAAAATTTATATAATAGTATTGTGAGGTAACTGAATAATGATTGAAGCAATTGATTTATTTTGTGGGGCTGGTGGCTTGACAGCTGGTTTGCAGAAAGCCGGAATAAAAGTAAAAGCTGGTTATGACATTGAGGAACAATGTCGTTACGCCTTTGAATTTAATAATCAAGCTGAATTTATTAATAAAGATGTTTCCTTAGTTGAACACTTGGAAATTGCTGGTCATTATTCAAAAGGAGCTATTCGTTTATTGGCTGGATGTGCTCCTTGCCAGCCTTTTTCTAAATATAATCAAGGAAAAGACACCTCATTAGATAAAAAATGGCCCTTGCTCTATGCCTTTGCTCGTTTAATTGAGGGGAACTTACCTGAATTGGTGACAATGGAAAATGTACCTGAGGTGGTAAAACATCAAGTCTATCACGATTTTGTTAAAAAACTGGAAACACTTGGGTATCACACTTGGGCTGATACTGTAACCTGTGCGGATTATGGCATACCACAACGCCGTCGCCGTCACGTGTTGCTTGCCTCTCGTCTCGGACCAATTGAATTAATTGAACCAACACATAAAGAAAATTGGGTGAGCATTAAAGAGGCTATTGGGCATTTGCCGAAAATTAAAGCAGGTGAACAACATAAAGATGACCCACTACATCGAGCAGTTTCGTTGAACGAACTTAATCTAAAACGTATTCGTGCGTCTAAGCAAGGTGGTTCTTGGAAAGATTGGCCGGAGGAGCTTCGATTAGCCTGCCATAAAAAAGATTCAGGTTCTACCTATGTGAGTATTTATGGTCGTATGCATTGGAATGAGCCAAGCCCGACAATGACCACGCAATGTTATGGATATGGCAACGGTCGCTTTGGTCACCCTGAGCAAGATAGAGCAATTTCTCTGCGTGAAGCCGCCATTTTCCAATCATTCCCAGATGATTACCAATTTCACCCTGCCGATGTGAAAATGCAAACTAAAGATGTGGGCAGAATGATTGGTAATGCTGTCCCTGTCCGGTTAGGTGAAGTTATTGGGCTGAGCTTACAGTGCCATTTGGCGGTAGAGCATTAAGGTAGAATTTATCATTAAGGGATATTTCTAACTTGTCTTGAATGTCAAGAAATATATTTTTTAATTCTTCTTTAAATTTATCTATTTGCTCTATAGTATATAATCGTCCGATTTCACTAAAATCCTTTTCCCCATGGGCAAGTTGATTACGAATATTTTTTAGGGTATGGAGTGTAATCTCTCCTTGAAAATAAATGTGCACCCCTGTAATTTGATATGCTTCCAACATATTTTTAAACATATCTCCATTAATGTTGCCATTGGCAATATCTGTTTTTTCAGGTTTATAATATTTTACCTTATCTTGAAATAAGTTTTTGATAGTTTGGTATTTTTGATTTGTTGGGCAATCCTTAGGGAAAAGGTAACCGGAAATAATAGTCTGAATGTGAGGTTTTAATTCAAAAAATGCGATATCTTGATCGTGTATTTCATCGTAAATACTAAAAATAAATTCTCTAAAGAAAAACTCTACTTTGTTGTATAACATTATAAGCAAGTTTGCTTTAAATATATCACAAAGTTCTAGATCTTGGAGTGAAATGAGATGAGTATAAACTTTATCTATATCCTCGTCTCGTTTTTGTAAATCGTTTTTTAATGCTTCTAATGACATTTATGTATAACCCAACAGCTTATCTTTTACAAAATTAATTCGAGCATTTAATTTTGAGGTGTTATTGGCTGCATCGCTTGTTACTACCGTACGATATTCATTAGAGTTAAACCACTCTGAGATATTTTCAGTATTTAATCCTTCAGCACCATTATTTTCCTTAATAGCAAAATATGAGCCCAAAGCAATAGATTCAAAAAAGGTTCTAGATGTCGATTTGGCAGTGGCAGATTTTTTGAAACCAAAAGGAAAATATTGTTGGACAAAGTCCATTACTTGCTCAAATCTTGTGATATATTCTTGTTCATTTAGCTCATCATCTGAGAGCTTTGCCATCTTGTTAAAATACTGGTCAAGGAATTTTCGCACACTATTTCTATAATCATCTAAACCATCACCATAAGCAAAGAAACGTAAAACTAATTCGGCGTAATCTTCATTGCTTCGACGGCTTTGTGAAAGAGGGGAAAGCTTTCTAAATACTTTATTTTTTGAACAAGGGACAATTACTTTTGTGTAGAATGCTGAAGTTGCACTTTCAGATCCTCGGCGTTGCTCCATTGGAATTAGTGGTTTAATACCTGAATTAATACGTTCAAATAAATCTCGTTTATAGTCTGTATCATCTGATCTTAGCTCCATAATACGTAAGGACTCTCGTAAAAATCTCCGCTGGCGTCCTGCCGGTAAATCAGAAAAACGAAATCCTTCCAATTTAGTTAATTCTTTTAATTCTGATAAAGCATATTGGTTATTTACAAAATAATAGATAGATCTAATTCGTTGAGAGCCGTCAATAATCTCTACTCGCCCATCAAGATCAGGATCATCATTAAAACTGTCTGCAATATAAATATAAGGTATCGGTAATGTTAGTAGAATACTTTCAATAAATCGAGAGGCGATGCGATTGTCCCATTTATAATCTCGTTGATAATCAGGAATAAATAATTCACAATTAGAGTCAGGATCACCTCCATCCCCAAATTTTTCTAAAATAGTTTGAATTGACCATTCTCGAAGACCAAATGAAATTTCACGTTGTTTTTCAAGAATTTCTTTTTCTGCCTGATTTTTTTGCTCTAATGTTACTGTCATAACTTCTCCTGAGTTGTGTTTAAATCCCACTTTCACCTACCACAACGCTCCATTCGTTCTTTTGATGTCTATAAGTCAAACATTTCCATTGGCATTTTTTTTATCAACTGACCAATAAAGTGAATTTGTTCTACTTGTTCTTTTTCCAAGATTTCTGTTTCATATGTTGGATTATCGGAAATCACTTTTAATCGATAGCCGCTCATAGACTGCAAACGTTTAATTCTTGCTTTTTCTTCAAATACAAAAGCATAAATACCATCGTTTTTAAATTCTTGTATTGATGTATCAATGAATACAATATCGCCGTGTTTTAAGCTCATTTCTTCATTATTTGGATCATACATACTGTTTCCGTCAATGATCGCCAATGAAAGATTTTTGGCAGTTTTACGCTGAAAAATTTCTACAAATTTATCACGAGAGAACTCAATAGAACGGATCGTGTCGGGATAATCAAGATTAATGATGCCGTCTCCCGCTGCAAGTTTGTTATCAAGTAGTTCCAATTTTATAGAATCACCAGTAGATTGAGAATTTTCACTGATTTTTGAGACGATAGTCGTAAATTCAGTAGATATATCCGGATCTATTTCTGTAGCTTCTACCTTTAAAAGAGTAGCAAATTTGAGAATAGTTTCTTTGCTAATAGCTTGCGGACTATTTGGATTCATATAATGGCTTACAGCCCCTTGTGTTGAGAACCCTAAAGCTTCGGCAATTTTATGTTGTGTCAAACCTAGCTCTTTCTTCTTCGATTCATAAATTGTTTTTAGTCTTGTTTTGATTTCAAACGTCTTGTTATCAGTCATCCGTATCTCCTATGGCTTAGTTTAATTATATGAGCTGTACTAATAAAATTCAAAATAGTAAAAATATTGCCTTTCATAAATAGCTTTGCTAATATAAATATTATTTTGGAGGCTATATGCAATTAAACCAGTATTTGGCGGAAAACAATCTTACTCAATGTGAGTTTGCCAAGTTGGTAAATAAAACTCAGGGATTTATTAGTCATTATCTCACCGGACGATACAAATTAAGTGCTATCACGACATTAAACTGGGCTGCGGCAACTGAATATGTTGTTACACCTCACGAATTAAGTCCGCATTTATATCCAAATCCAGATGATGGCTTACCAAATCACCTTAGAGCCTAATTTACCCAAAGGAGTGTGCAATGGCACGCAATAAATTCACGCCGTCTGCAATGCAAATTGCAGATGTGATTAGACGAAAAGCCGCAGAGCGAACAGATAAAGAGATCGCCGAGAAAATTGGTATCGATCCGAGCACGCTTTGTCGTTTTAAGGCAGAACATTTAGAAAAGTTTTGTGCTTTTTTAGATGAGCTAGGGTTGTTCATTGTGCGTGAAAAACACAGTGAGGATAAAGAATGGAAAGCTTTAATCACTTTAGCAAAGAAAGCGATTGAAGATATGGATAAATAAAAAACCACGGCGGCAACCGTGGCAATTTTCTCTATGGGGATATATTTAATGAGTAGATTATTACTAATAATTAACGAAAATGCAAGCACTTTGACAATGAGCAGTCGGGAGATTGCTGAGTTGTGTGAAAAAGAGCATCGTCATGTCTTACGAGATATTAGAGCTTATGTTGGCGCAGTACTGAAAATGGAAAGGGGGATTGATGTTAAATCTCTTGACTGGGAAGAAAAAGAGGGAGTAGAGCTTTTTGGGCATACCCCTGTAGGTGGAGTAATTTGTCGTTACGAAACCAATCCGCAGAACAATCAAAGTTACCCTGTTTATTATTTGGATAAAGCGGCAACGTTAACAGTTGTCTCTGGTTATAACATACTTCTCCGTAAACGTATCATCGATCGCTGGCTTGAACTCGAAAACCAACAAACACCGACCGCAAAAATTCCTCAATCATTTTCTGAAGCATTGCTCTTAGCGGCTGAATTACAAGCTGAAAAAGAACGTAATGCGCCTAAAGTGGCTTTTGTGGATCACTATGTTGAAGTCGGAACAAGTAAATCACTTCGTGAAACGGCTAAGATTTTGAATATGCCGGAAAAGGCAATGATCAACCGTTTACTGGAGGATAAATTGCTTTATCGTCAATCCGGTAATTTGTTGCCGTATCAATCTGCTCATTCAAAAGAACTTTTCACCGTGAAAACAGGCACAGCCGAACACGGTCACAATTTCACACAAACACGAGTGACAAGCAAAGGCATTGAATTTATTGCGTCACGTTACGCTTCGGAGTTGATGGTATGAGCCGATTTATTCCCAATTCTTTTCAAATTCCAAATGCTTTTGTTGATGAATACTTAGATTCACTCTCAGGCAAGGCAATCAAATGTTATTTGCTTATTGCACGGAAAACGACTGGCTGGAGAAAGGATTCCGATCGTATTTCTACCTCTCAATTTATGGCTCAATGCGGCATCAAAGATCGAAAAACGGCTTATGCAACAATAGAAGAATTAGAGTCGGTGAATCTGGTTAATATTGAGCGTAAACAAGGTGAAATTAACGAGTTTTCACTCAACTTTTTCATTGATGAAAATAACGATTTTAAACCAGTACCAAAAAATGGGACTGGTACCAAAAAATCCACTGAACCAGTACCAAAAAATGGGACTGGTACCAGTACCAAAAATTGGCACTCTACAAAAGACAATATTAAAAACAATATACAAAATAACCCCCCTATATCCCCCCAAGGGGAATCGGCTACGCCTGCGATTGAAAAAATCAACGCAGAAAATATTCCTTTGCCGGATTATGTCGATCGTGAGACATGGATCGCTTATTGCCGAATGCTTAAAGCCAAGCGGGCGGAAATTAAAACCCAAGATACGATTAATCGATGTTTACGAGACTTGGAAAAACTCAGTGAGGGTGATCCTGATTTGGCGAGGGCAATTTTAGATCAATCTATCGCCAACACCTACACCGGGTTATTTGCGCTGAAGTCCTCGCCTAATCGAACGGTAAACTCAAGTGCAAGCAATGACCCTTTCGCCGATAACGGCACATGGGGCGTGGGAAGAAAATTAAACGTCGATCCAAGTTTAATTCCTGAGTATTTACGATGAACGCAATTACTCCAACTCAGAAAAGTGCGGTCGAAAAAGCCGATGTTTCTGGCAACGCCGTGAAATTAATCGACCGAATGTTTACCCGATTGAAGTCGCTTTTCCCTGCTTGGAAACAGGCATTTGACAGTATGGAAACTTACAACGAAACCAAGCAAGTATGGCTTGAAGAACTGCTCAAAGCGGATGTGATGACCCCGTTGGCATTAAAACGTGGATTAGATCGTGCGGCAGGTTCAGAAAGTCCATTTTTCCCAAGTGTCGGACAATTTATTGCGTGGTGTAGTGAAGACTATCACGCTCTGGGTTTGCCGAACGAAACGGAATTATATCAACGTTATAAATCATTCCTTGGCTATGCCCGATTCAATCAAGGGGAATTTGACTACCGCTCAAACGTTGAATATTGGCTACTGAAAAATCTGTACGAAAAGTGCCGGAAAAAATAGGAAGAAGACACGTTGAAAGCGATTCCTAAGTTGCTGGATGAGGCAGCGAAAAAAGTGCGGTCGAATTTTCCTTTTGAAGACATTCCGAAAATGATTCCGCAACAGCCAAGTTTTTACGATAAGGCCCGAGCAGACCAAGCAAGAGAAGCGTTAATGGCACAAGTGCAAGGAACAATGCAATGACCAAACAAACCTTTGACAGAGATACTTATCCCACATCATTCTCGGTATTTAATCCACTCAATGCTTAATTTGATTTTACTGTTGATGGTGCGGCATTACCACATAACGCAAAGTGTGAACGCTATATCACGCCTGAAATGGATTTTTTGACATACCCGCTCGAAAACGAACGAATTTTTATTAATCCACCTTTTAGCGATCCGTTAAGTTTTATTAAACGCGCCGTGGAGTTATATGAGAACCATCATTGCTTAGTGGTGATGTTATTACCGGTTGATATTAGCACGGAATGGTTTTCATTGATTACTCAAAAAGCGACAGAAATCCGTTTTATTGTGGGAGGACGAATTAAGTTTTTAAGCCCTGAAACAGGCAAATGGACAGATGTTTGTCGTGGTAATCATCTTGCAATATTTAATCCGCATCACCGTAATATGGGACAAATCATTCGCAATATCCACATTGATGATTTTGGAGTGTTTGAATGGCGAACCAAAAGCAGAAAAAGAAAACCATTATCCACGCAGTGAAATATGCCAATGGTGCGGTAGTGGCAGAAACAGATTACGACCGTAATTTGCTCAAAGGTTTGCCGGTGGGAAGTGCGGTCAAATCGGGAGACAAAATTAGACTATGAGGGGATGAAAACACTTGAAGCCTATCTTGATAACGTGATGAAAAAAGCGGGATTTTTTGATATTCGCCCTGCTCAAGACGGTGGAACGGTGAAAGAACGGTGGTCAATTTCTTTTGCCAATATGAGCCAAGAAAAATTTAACGATGTTTACAAGGCGGTATTGGGCGTTATTTGGAATGAGACCCTTTGTAACGTTTACGAAAGCGAAGGGGAATTAGATAACAAGGTTAATCAATTAATCGGGTTTTGTTGAAAATGAGCTGTCAACTAATAGTTGACAACTCAAGTGCGGTCAAATTGAGGTGGAAAAATGAAAAAAATAAATTATCGCAAAGAAGCCAAAGGACGTGAATGTCAGGTGCGGTTGCCGGGGATTTGCAATTTTAATCCGGAAACAACCGTGCTTGCGCATTATCGGTTACATAGTGGAGTTGCATTAAAGCCTGACGATATACAAGGGGCGTGGGCGTGTTCGGCTTGTCACGATGAATGCGACCGCAGAACACGCAAAATGGATACTGAGTATGTCCGCTTGGCTCACGCAGAAGGTGTTTTCCGTACGCAAGCCATTTTACGTAGGGAGGGGAAACTATGACCGCACTGACTCTTGATCTGCCTTACCCGCCGTCGGTAAATCACTATTGGCGACATACTAGACGTGGTGTGCATTACATTTCAGATGAAGGGAAAAAATATCGAGATAAAGTCTTTTTAACTTGTATGGGCTATTTGCCCTTTAAAAAACCTGTGTCGATTTCTGTTGAAGTGTATTTCCCCGATAAACGAAAGCGAGATTTAGATAACTTGGGAAAGGTGCTATTAGACAGTTTGGTTCAAGCCAAAATTATTGAAGATGACTGTTGGCAAAGCGTACCGGAATTAAAGTGGAAAGCGATGGGGGTCGAAAAGTGCGGTCGAATTGTGGTGAGATTTGAGGAGTTGGAACAATGAATATCGATAGAGTAGCAGTGCAATGGGGTTATTGGGCAACACCCCGTTATGGCACGGAATTCCCTCGTGTGTCAGCCGGATTTGCTCAGGTTAAGCCTAACGCCGAATATGCTTATAAACCGCATTTAGATCCGATTTCTGATGATTTAGGTATGCAGATTAACGAATGTATGTTAATTATGCATAAAGTGAACCCTGAGCTTTATGATGTGTTTATGTTGACGTATGTTAGCCGTTGGCAAGTGGGTGATATTCATCATTATCTTAATATTTCTAGGGCTGAATACTTTAGCCGTCTAAAAACAGCGAAAACATCACTAAAATTAATGCTGCATACAGGGAAAGTGGTATTTATGGCGTAAATAAAAGAGCCTGCACTAAGCAGGCTTTTTTGTTTATGCACTCATCGTTTTAGGCGTAACAGACACATTTAAGCCTAGCGCATTGATGATTTTCATAATACTGTCAAAGCGTGGTTTCTCGCTTGATAAAGTTTTATAAAGGCTTTCTCGCCCAATACCTGTTTTTTCAGCTAACTCGGTCATTCCTTTTGCACGGGCAACGGTATTGAGTGCCTGAATAAATTCTTCAGTTGAACCGTCTTCAAGAACGGTTGCTAAATAAGCTGCCATCATTTTTTCATTTTTTAAATAACGTGCAGCATCAAATTCTTGAATTTTAATGGTCATTTTTAAGCTCCTGTTTGAGTTCAGTCCATATCGCCTTGGCTTGTAAAATATCTTTATCTTGTGTTGATTTATCCCCACCACAAAGTAAAAGATAAGTAATTTCGCCTTTGCGTGCATAACACAGCCGATAGCCTTTTCCTTTTGTGATGCGCATTTCAAATACGCCATCACCAACGGATTTATGATCGCCGAAATTGCCTAGCTTGGCACGTTCAATACGGGCAACAATATTAACTATCGCCAGTTCATCGGTTAGATTTTCTAACCAGTTGGAAAATATATCGGTTTCTTCAATGATATACATAATCGCCTCTTTTATTTAGTTGTATTGTATAGTTTTGGATACACAAAGGCAAGCCGAATTTATTTTGAGAGAATTTGACAGAGCAAAAATTAAAGAGTAGTATTCTTTTCAAGCTCTCAAAGAGCTAAGGCGTCGAAACCTTAGAAAACATGGCGGAAATCCGCACCCGAAAGCATAGCGGTTTTTTTATGCGTAAAATTTGTGATTACTCTCTTTCTTTTTACCACAAAATTTGATCACGCATACCTAAAATTTACTCTATGCCGAGAGGGTGGAGAATACAATACCCGAAAGGGGAATAATCCCGACCGTTCTATGTTTCGGTTTTCGAACCTCTTGGCACCCTATTTAATAAGGGTAAAACTTCGAAAATAAAAATATAGGAGCAGACTTATGTCTAATCAAATCTCTACTCAAACTATCTCTTTCTATGGTTCTGATCTAATTACTTTAAAAGTTGAAAATGTGATCTATACAGCGGTTCGTCCGATTGTTGAAGCTATCGGTCTAGACTGGGCGGGACAAACAGTAAAACTCAATAAAAATAAAGATAAATTCAACTGTTGCGATATCTCAACAGTTGGAGCTGATGGCAAAATTCGCAAAATGCTCTGTATGCCACTCAAAAAGCTCAACGGCTGGTTATTCAGCATTAATCCTGAAAAAGTGCGGTCAGATTTAAAAGAGAAAGTGATCCGTTACCAAGAAGAATGTTTTGAGGCACTTTATAACTACTGGCATTTTGGCAAAGCCGAACGTAAAACAACCACAGACGAAAGAACAGGATTAAGACAAGCAGTAAGTGCTTTAGTGAGTAAGAAAGGATTAATCTATTCTGAGGCTTATTCACTCATTCATCAGCGTTTTAATGTTGAACACATTGACGAACTCACACCGGAACAGATTGGAATGGCGGTGGAATATGTACATAGAATAGTGCTTGAGGGGGAATTGATTACAGAAGAACTAAAATCTCACACGGTAGAAATACCACACGCAGGACGTTGGCTTGTTATTGTCGATAAATACGACCCTCGCAGAAATCGTATTAAAGATATGTCGGGGTGTAACTTTGTAGATACTAAATTAGCCCGTCAGTTGCTTGGGGAAACACATCAAATGGCAGATTTACTTTTGGAGCTTTCCAAACGAATGAGATTAATTGACGGTTACTATGAAGATAACTTCAATACACCATTAATGGAAACAAAAGTCAGAACGATTATTTAATTTAAAACTTAACCAAAACCGACCGCACTTTATTGAAAAAATACTTGCAAAGTCTAGACTGAAAGTATATGATTCTAAGTACAGTGCGGTTTTAGCACATTGCGAACGCACAAATGAATTTAGTAGCCCTGATTGAATACAGTCGGGGTTTTTTATTATATATTTACTCTGTTAGCTCAACAGGATAGAGCAATGACCTCCTAAGTCATCGATACCGGTTCGATTCCGGTACAGAGTGCCATAAATCAGATATTGCCCTAAGCGGAAATGCTTGGGGCTTTTTTATTGGATGTTTTATGACAAAGAAGAAATTAATCAAGCCTTTTCGTGACCGTGATTATAAGAAAGAGTATCGAACCTATCACGGAACACCGGAACAGATTGCTAATCGTGCGGCTCGTAATAAAGCAAGGCGGACGATGGAAAAAGAAATGGGTAAATCTGCGTTAAAGGGGAAAGAGGTAGATCACAAAAAGCCATTAAGCAAAGGTGGTTCGAATTCTCGCAGTAATTTGCAGGTATTATCAAAAACGGCTAATCGCAAGAAAGGCAATAAATAGCAAGGATTGGCAGGGAGCAGGCAGTTAAGTTGGTTATTTGACATAAGAGCCTAGCCGACCTTGCTATCCACTATACAAAAACCGACTGCAAATGACCGCAGTTTGTTTTAGGCGGCTTAACGGTCGCCTTTTTTGTTTCTCTATGACAGAAAGCATAAAAAGGATAATCAATGTTAAATTGTTATTTTACTTATAGTTATGATGGAAAAGAACAGCAATTAGCAATTCTTGCTGAAACGGTAAAAGAAGCCAAAGACAAAGCGAAGTCCATTAGTGGTAATTTAATTTATCTTGGCTATGACGAGATAGAGAAAGACCTATTCGAAGGGCAAGAGATTGCATGGATTTGTGCCAAAGATACAAAAGAATTGCCGTTTCCATTTAAGCAGCTTAAACAGGTTGCTTTATTTTTTGCTTATGGCACAAACTGTCAATGCTGTTTAGGCTACCGGATTATGGGTGGCTTAGTGCTTGGTGGATTGATTGGATATTTGTTGGGGTAATCGAAATGGCGAAGAAGTCTTATGATTGGGTCGCTATTAAGGTGCAATTCATTAACTCTTCGCTGACTGTTCAGGAGTTTGCGGATAAATTTGGTATCCCTTACGGTACTCTTAAAAAGCAAGCTACACAAGGGAAGTGGTTAGATGAACGATCCGCAATTGGTGCGGAAACGATCCGTAAAAGCAATGAAATATCCACAGATATTCGAGCGTATCAATTAACTGAGTTAGAAAACGAGCATATTAAGTTAGCTCAAAAAGCACAAAGTAAATTGCACTATATGTTAGATACGGTGGAAAACGCCAATCAAGTTTCAGTAGTGAGCACTGCAATGGTGAATTTACAAAAAGTGTATCGCCTTGCTCTTGGTGCAAGTACAGAAAATCAAGCTACACAAGAAGTGTCTGATTTCAACAAATGGTTAGAGGATATTAAGGATGAGCAAGGCAGAAACAGTAAATAAATTGCGTGCTGAGTTCCGTCTTAATTTCCGTGTATTTGCTTACTATTGTTTGAAAATAAGAACTAAAACGAATGGCTTACAGCATTTTGAGCTTAATTCTGTACAGCTCGAATTACTTGATTTATTTGTTGAGCATATGCAGCTGTATGGGAGTTGCCGATTTATTATTCTTAAAGCCCGACAAATGGGGTTATCCACTTTTATTACAGCTTTAATTTACTGGTGGACAATTTTTCATAAGGGGACTAAATCACTTGTACTGACACACTTAGACAGTGCAACAAAAGAGCTGTTTGAAATGACAAGACGATTTCATAAATATTGTCCTGATGAATTTAAACCTAAATCTAGTCAGGACAGTACGAATGAATTAGTTTTTGCTGATATTGAATGTGCTTTTAAGACCGCAACTGCAGGAAGTAAGAATGTGGGTCATGGTTCAACTTATCAATGCTTACATTGGTCTGAAGTTTCTCGTTCTAAAAACCAAGATGAAATGATCTCAGGGGTGATGCAGACAGTTCCTAAAGGTGATGGAACAATGATATTCCTCGAAAGTACCGCAAATGGTGTTAATGAGTATTTTCATCAAGCTTGGCAAGAGGCTATACGAGGTGAGAATGAATACACTCCTATCTTCTTTGCCTGGACGAGAATGCAAGAGTACCGTTTAAGCCCTATAGGTCTTGAGTTTAGTCAAGATGAACGGGCTTACCAAGAACTTTATGGTATTGATGATGAACAGCTTGCCTGGCGACAAGCTAAGATGCGGGAGTTTAAGGGATCGCCTGAAGAACGTCTTGCATTATTCCAAGAGCAATATCCTATCACACCTGAAGAGGCATTCCGTTCAAGCGGTAATTCTTTTATCAGTAAAAAAGCGGTTGCGGAAGCAAGAAAAGCCACATTAGAGCCTTATGGCGCTATTGTGTGTGGTGTCGATCCTGCTGCCGGTGGTAAAGACAGTACGGCGATTGTGATTCGTCAAGGCCGTAAAGTGTTGAAAGCGTGGCGATTTAAGCACCCTGATTTAATGGCAGTGGTGGGGCGTTGTGTGGATGTGTTGCACGAATATAAAATCGATATGATGTTTATTGATGCCGTTGGGTTAGGTTTAGGTGTTCACGCACGTTTAGTCGAGCTTGGTTATCAAGATCGAGTGGTTGATGTAAAAGCCAGTCGCCGAGCAGATGAACCCGATGCTTATGTGAATAAGCGGGCGGAGATGTGGGACAGAATGGCACAATGGTTTGATGCCGGGGCGGATATCCCTGATAACGATATTTTTGAAAGTGATTTGTTGTCGTTGTCGGCAGAATATGACAGCTCTCGAAGATTGAAAATGCAAAGTAAAAAAGAGTTAGCGCATTCACCTGATTTGGCGGATGCGCTTTCTTTTACCTTTGCGATGAATTATGTGATGCCTAAATCTGAGCAGCCTGAAGAATATGAGGGCTTGCGCAAAGCACCAACTTATGGGGGAAGTATGCTAAATGGCAACATTTAATAATGAACAAATTAAAATGCCCGATGATGACGAGGAATTAGAGGCGGTTCAGGATTCGTTGGCGGAAAAAGTGATGGAATGTTTTCGGCAAGCAAAAAGTTACCGATCATCACTGCAGATACAGGGTAAAACGGTTGATGATTGGATTAGACGGTTAGATGATGCTTACCATAAAATTCACGACTATGAAGAATTAGTTAGTCGCAAAAATATGCGGTCGTATTTTGGTTTGATTCAGATAAAAATCAATATGGTTGCAAGTTATATGCGATCTAAATATGCCAGTCCAACCAATCCTCCGTTTAATATTACACCGACACCGATTGTAGAGTTACCTGAAAATAAAAAGGATCAGGGGCTTGAGCGGGTAAAGGCTGCATTATTAAATAGAATGATCGAAAGCGGACTACCGCCTGAAGCCTTATTAGGTGATGATGGTTTTTTATTACCTAAAATAGCGAAGTTTATTGAAGATCAAAGCAAAGAAGCAAAGGCATTGCTACGGCAAGAAGAATTGCAAATTGCAAGTGATGCTACGGCTAAGATGATTACGTTAATCAAAGATCAGTTAGTCGAAAACAATTTCTCTCAAACATTAAGCGAATCGTTATTTGATATTGCATTAATGCCGGTAATGGTGATTGGTTATGATAATCAAGCTGTGGTGGATTATCAGTGGCAGAAAAACAAGTATGTGAAGAAAACGGTTATTCGACCTACATTTCGACGTATCAATCCTATTAATGCTTTTTTTGCCCCGGATGCGACAAGTGCACAGGACGGTTCATTCTTTATTGAATTAACCAAGCGAACTAAAGCTCAGTTATCGTCTTTTTTGGGTAAAGAAGAACTGGGTTATGACGATGAAGCCTTGAGAGAGGTGATTAACAACGGCGATTCTCATTGGCTTGGTTTAGAGAGTGACGATAAGGGAGTATTGGATTATTTATTAGCTGATGATGAAATTCATACCTTACGTTGCCAGATGTTAATTCAAGGGAAAGACTTGATTGATTATGGCGTATCATCAATCAAAGAAAGCGAAGCAGATGACTATTTTAACGCAGATATTGAAGTCTGTGATGGTCGTGTGATCCGTTGTCAAATTGTTGCACATCCAAAAGGTGAACGCACTTATTTTAGTGCGAGCTATAAACGCATTGCCGGTGGAGCCTATGGCGTGTCGGTGGGAATGATGATTTATGACCGCCAACAATCCATTAACCGTACACAATATTCAATGTTACTGAATGCGATGTATGCAGCCGGGCCAATGATTGAAGTGGATGTGGATAAATTTAGTGATCCGTCACAAATTACCTTTGAGCCATTTAGTCGGGTGAATTCTAATCCTACTAAGGAAAATAATGGTCGGGGAATTACCCAACATACGGTGCCGATGACTTTTCCGCAATTATTCAATTTTATGACCAATGAAATCAGACTTGCCGATGATGAGTGCGGTTTGCCGTCATTCTTAAATGGTAACGCAGGATTACAAGGGGCAGGACAAACCTTAGGTGGTTTGGCAATGATGACCGATAACGCCGTGCTTGGGTTGGAAGATTGCGCCTTTAATATTGATGAGTATTTTATTCGCCCGGCGATTACCTTGATTTATGCCCATAATTTATTGGGGAATGATGACAGCGTAAAAGCCGATGCGAAGATTACACCAACGGGTCTTTTGGGCTTAAAGACGGAGTTGAACAAAGCGAAAGAACTTGCCGGGCTTGTACCACAAGCGAGTCAATTCGCACAACAAGGACTTGTGCCACGGGAAATGATTTCCGATATGGTACGAGATTATTTTAAATCAGCAGGGATTGATACTGATCGCTATATGCCAAGTAACGGCGTTCAGTCTGATCTCAATAACGCTCAAATGGCAAGCCAAACGAGCGGATTAGACGGACGGAGTTTAAGGATGATGTAATGAAAATTGATTTTGATGAAGTCAAACAAGGCGACCAAGTATGGCACGACAGATATGGCTACGGCATTGTTCAACGTGTTCAATTGGGTACTTGTGATGTGAAATTTAATGAGTCCACCAAAGTGCTGACCTTTACTGAAGGCGGTTACTCCGGTGGACTTAAAGTTTTATGGTGGCAAAGACCTATCGCCTTTATACCTCGTAAAGGACAGGATTACAGCAAATTTCACGATTTAGTTGCGGTGCTGTTTGAAAATTTATATGGAGAGAACCAATGAAAAGTTGCGATCCAAATGTACTTACTGTGATTTCTCCTGATGTGGTAGATGTGCAGGGCTTTGCGGTGAGCAGTGCGGTACGGGTAACTGCCTATGGTCTAATCAATGAAGAGACGATTACATTCAAACGTGTGCATTATTGCAGTACGCAACCCCACTTTGAGCGTAATGGTTGCAGTTTGATTACTCCGACCAAAGGTGAACTCAGTTCTGCGATTGAATATCAAATTGGTACTTGCACACCAAGTCTTACCCCTGAGCGAAATAGCTTAATTATTCCCTACGCAGGCAATTACATTCCGGTTGTGAATGGAAACCCAACAGATTTAATCGTGGAAGTGGAAGCGATTAATTTGCGTGATTTTAGTGATAAAGAGCTTGGTATTGAACCTTGCGGGTTTTGTTTAGATAAAACATGGGAAACCACAGGGGCGGAACGTTGTAATCAGCATTTTGTTGAGCAAGAAGAAATTTCTCATTGTGGAAATATTCGTTGGACACGTACTAAAAAACGTTGCGGATATTATGCCGGTGTACCTATTCCTATCGTATTAGATGAGGGGGATTGTTGTGGTTCACAGTTTATGGGGTATTTATTTCACCCTGACGAAACAAGAGATCCTGATGCAACAGTTGAAATTACAGATTGTGAAGGCAAGCTACATGGCTATGCTTATCCACAAGCCGGTGACGGTCATACGTTACCCATTGAAGAATGTGATGGAAATATTATTGGCTATGCTGTCAATAATTCCGCAACGGCCCCACAACAATTGGAGTGTAAATAATGGCAAGCAAACCTATTTACCAAGAAAAATTGACACAACTTGGTTGCTGTAGTAGCGGTTCAAGCGGTGATGTATCGAAACAATTAACCGAACTACAGAAAAAAATTGAAGAGCAATCTAAGCAGATTGAAGAGTTGCAAAATGCTTTATCTGAAAAGATTGATAAATCAAGCCTGATAACGGTGCACTCACTAGAAGATGAAGCGTTATTCAAGGCATTCCCATTAGACAATGAATAAGGAAAAACGATGTCAGAAATTAAAATCCGTGTATCTACACACGACAATGATACAACAGACATTGACTTGTCTCGTAATGGATCAAAGTTAAAGGTTTCATTAGGCGATAAAAAGGCTGAAATTGATATTGCTGAGTTTATTCCTGCTACGATGGCAGATCGTTTTTTAGCCGATGCAACTTATGACAAAAACACCAAAAAACTTGTTTTAGTCACCCGTAAAGAGGGCGAAGAAGACAAAGAGTTTCATGTGCCGATTGGCGATATTTTTAAAGATAACGCTAAATCAATTGTACAAATGTATTCATTAAAAGCTGATTCGACTGGACGAAAACAACAAGCGGTTCCTTTTGAAATACCTGAAGAGTTAGTGGGTAAGCCTGTATTTATTACAATGCATAGACTTAGTACTTATAGTGATGGTGTAACACGATTACAACAGAATACTCATAATAAGAACTTCACATTGGCATTATCAGTAGAAGATGTAAAACACATTGCTGATAAATTAGAGACAGGACTATTAGTTAAAGGTGAAAATTACGAACATAAAACTATTGTTATTTATACGCCGGTAGATGTGAAAGAAATTGACGTAGAATATGTACCAACCCCCGCTAGCGTTACATTAGAAGAAACGGCAAGCGGTATTCACTTTACTTTAGCCGGTGTTAATGAAGATGAATTTGGAACATTTAATACGGATAATCAGTTTCCATTAAGTAACATTAATTACAATAATCAATTAACTGATGCCAGTTTAACAGCTACGGAAGTTACTCCTTACGGTACAGGTTACATTGCTAAATACGTATCAACGAATACTTTAATGAGTTTTGCAAATAGCATTACTCTTGTATTTGAAATTACTAATAGATTTGGCAGTGACACTATTTCATTAACACTGCCTATGGTCAGTGAAAATGGCGGGTTCCGCACGTTTAAAGTTGAAGCTGAAACTTTCGATGAGTTGAGAGAAAAATACAAAACGCCGGAATAAGTAACGACATATAAGCAATCGCCCCTAATTAGGGGCTTTTTTATAGGAGAAAAATATGGCATTTGTAACTTGTAGCCAATTTAAGACTTCGCAAGAAGAACAAGATAAAAAAGCTATTTCTGCCGAAGACTCGCTACTAGATAAATCTAGTGGTGAAGGTGGCGGAAAGGTAACTATTAAAAAAATCAAAGAAGCCATTGCCGGTGATGTTGAGGTTGCTGTTAAAGAAAAATCAGGCATTACAGGAAATGGTACAAAAAAATCTCCTTTAGCACTCAATCTTGGAAGTTCAATGAAGGTGAGTGATGAAGGTAAGGTTGAAGTGGTTGCAAATAAGGTCGCTAATATTCGATTAGTCGATGCAAGCGGCACTCGTGTGCTAGGTAGAATTGTGGGGGTATAAAATGGCGGAAATTCATAAAAAAGCAGATGGAAAAGAAACCGCTAATGGTGATATTCCGGTTGTCGCACCAATTAACATAGGGAAAGGCATTAAGTGGAATGAAAGTACAAGGCAATATGATGTTTCTATTGCTGAAAATCAGCCAATTCACGTTAATGATAATGGTGATCTTGAAGTACGGGTAAGCAATCTAGAAGATAACTTGTTACGAGTTATTGACGGTAAACTCTACTATGGGACAAAACCACGAGCAGAACTGGCTAATCTTTATGTTGATGCAGAGAATGGTGTAGATCAAGACCCGCTAAAAGTAAAAGGTGCCGGCACACGTGCTAACCCTTTACGTACATTTAAATATGCGGCTACTTTAGCTGAAAAAGGTACTTCACGAAATATTTGGTTAAAAGAAAACCAAGACCATGATGTTTTTCAATCACAATACTTTGCTATTAAGACTGGTAGTTTAGGTATTCTTCCATATGGTGAAACAACAGATCGCCTTAATGAAAAGGAACATGGTAATTTCTTTTTAATGGCTGCTGCTTTAATTAAGAGCGGAGAAGAACCTCGTTTAGTATTTAAAGGGGCTAACAAACTACCGTATTCAGATTCGGTTCAAGAGTTTGATCGCTTAAATGTAGCATCTATTTATACCGAACATAACCTGGTTTTGACATTTCAAGGTGTGCGACTGGTAAACGACTTAGGGTTTAATTTCAACGTTTCCGTTCGCAAACAAAATAATGTTGCCGGTGGTATTCGTGATGTAAATACTGATCCGTGGCGTATAAATATGGGGCAAAATAGTCGTTTGAATTTTATCAATGCACGTTGTACTACTATTGGTAAACCTAATATTACAGGTGACGTAGCAGAAACGAATGACTTAATGCGACAAGGTAACTTGAGAGAAAAAGATGCTCGTGGTTTGTATTTAATGAGTTTCTTCTATGGCTATGGGCTAGATATATCTATACGTAATTTAGCGTTAGATGCAGCCGAATGTTACTTATATGGCACTAGCGGTTGGGCTAATGTATATGGTTCTGATACCACGGTGAACAATCAAGGTACACCTAATATCACAGATGTAACTAAGCGTATCTACAATACTCGCTTCGACAAACTCGCAGAGGGTGTAGAACAAATTGTTGTGCCTACCACTACGATACCGACTTCATACTGGAAATTTTGATTTTTTATAACCCGTGCGGCTGTAATAAGTTGCATAAACAACAGGAGATAAAATGAGATTTTTCAATTTCAAAGATCTCGCTAAATCTTGGTCTGTTCAAGTGCTAACAGCAACAACAGCACTTGCAACAATTGATTTCTCTACAACTTGGATTGATAACATTATTCCAGAGCAACATAAACCATTAGTTTATGCTGTTCTTGGTGCTATCGGTTTAATTGTTCGAGCAATCAAACAACCAAGTTTATCGAAATAACCAAACGAAACAGGTGGTGTATGGGCAATATCAAAACCCACAGCCACATCAAAACCTCACAAACTCAATCAAATATTGAACCACGTTTCACGCTCAATGAGCTTTTCCCTATATCAACGAATATTGAAGTCCGCAAATATCCAAAACGGGTAATTGCATGGGGGCTTATTGGCGATGAAACCGTATCAGTACATATTGCAAGGGTACAGTCATTAGGTAATCCAAACTGGACATTAACGGATGATTGTTGCCCTTGTCCGATTGAACCAAGTGCGGTAGCGAATGTGCAACATATGCCGTATAAAAAATGTAAGCAAGAAGTGGTACTCACCGCAGATGATCCGACATTACATATTGATGATGCCGGTACTTATTACTTTGAATATCACGGCACAAATCAGGTGATTATCGATCACTATGACGACCCGGTAATCCCTAAAAACAGATTATGCGACTGAGACTTGTAAAAGTGCGGTCGTTTTTTTTATCAAAAAATAAGGAGAAAGCGAATGAGCTATACCCCATTAAAAGGACGTGAAAACGTTAAAAAGCTAAATGAAGGTAATAATGGCGTCCGTTATACGGATTCTACGGCAAAAGTCGCCGGTATTATTAACGGTGGCATGATGCCTTCTGCCAGCAAAGGTAGCAAGCGTGGCTGTAGTAGCTGTGGCAAATAATGAAATTGGCTGATTTACCGTTATGGGTGCAAATGTGTTCGCCTACCGGCTCTCAAGAAGAACTGACCGAACTGCGCATTAGCCTATCACATAACGAACAAATTAAATCGGAGTTGGAACGTTTCTTGCACGCTCAATGGTGCGTGTTAAACAGCAAGGCAAGAAAAGAGTTAGATGAAGATATTCGTGGGGAATATCAGCAAGCTGCTCATGCTGTCGCTGAAATTACAGGAATGATTTTTAGCCCCGATAGACCTAAACCGACAACGGGAACACTACCGACAGTGTAGTGTTTAACGCTCAATATAAGCGGTAAGTTCTGCAAAGACTTGCCGCTTTTTTATTTCCACTCTTTAAGGAAAGACACATGGAACAAAATACTCAACCAAAATATGGCAAACATATTCCGACCTATTTACAAGCAGATTTAACCAAAGCACATCAAGCAAAAGCAGGAGTTACTGAATCTAACGAAACACCCGAGAATGATGAGGTGAAGGTTGATCAAGAATCGGAAAATCAATTAACCGATACCACAACAGAAGCATCACAACCGCAAGACGAACCACAGACTAAACAAGAGCAGACTGTGCCTCATTCGACATCCGAACAGGATATTGCGAAGACAGAGAATGATGTGAATGCGTGGAAAGGTCGGCTGAAAAAGGAACAGGCTGAACGTCAAAACTTGAATGCCCGCCTTATTGAAGAAGCGGAAGCAAGAGAACGTGCTGAAAGACGAGTGCGTGAGCTTGAATCTGCACAACATCAGCAAACAAATCAACCGGCTACAACAGCACAATCAGACCCTAACGGCTTATCTGATACAGAGTTACAAGAGTTGAGAATGTTTAATCCTGAGTTGTATGTCAAGGTGAAAAATGCTCAAGAAGCCTCAAAAGCACAATCAATAGTCACCACGCCAACCACTGCCGATACGCAATCAACAACGAACACACAAGCCCAAACTCAGACAGCTCAACCGAGCATGACTGAGCGTGATCGCATTTGGTATGCCGAAGTGCAACGTGAAATTCCTGAAGTTCAAGGATTACTTGGCGATTCTAAATTTGTGGAATTTGCACAGGGTAAAACGGATTGGACGGGGGCGAGTGGCTTAGATCTGATTCAAAAAGCGGGAGCAAGTAAAGATGTTCGCTTGATTCCGGTTATTCGCAATTTGTTGGATGAGTATAAACAATCACAGGTATCTACGCCTGCAACCGTTACCGTTGCCCCACAAAAAACGGCCACGGTAAAAGCAAAGGTAAATACTCCTAAAGAAATGACTGAAAAGGATGAAGCTCACGCAGAGATGTTGGCTCGACAGGGTAAAACAAAAGAACTGCGTGAGTTTTTAACTCAATTTAAAAAATAGAAGGATTTTTTATGGCTAAAAATATGCGTGCTGCCGACTTAGGCGGTGCAACAGAAGGGTTGTATATTCCTGATTATGCCACGCAGATTGTGATTTCTGAAATGCACAACTGTTCAGCATTATCACGCATCGTCAATCCAAAACACAATATTGTTGAATTAGGCTTAAACTGTGCGCCGGTTGCCCATTACACCATCATGGATAATATTGAGGTGGGGGATTTCACCGACGGTGCTTGGAACGGTGAAACTTGGGAGCCTGACAATCCATTCCGTAGCGGTGAAATTCGCTTATGCCAAAGCGTACCGCTTAAAAAGAAATTCTCCCGTGAAGAAGCTACATTAATGTGCCACAACTGGGAAACATTCCAAGATGGTTATGAAACAGCGGTTGGGCGTGCATTGCGTGATTTAACCGAGCGTTACGGTTTTGCGGTATTAGTGGCTTCTGCTCATCCGCTTTCTCGTGGTGTGCGTGCAGGTGCATTAAGTGGCAATATTAACTTAGGAGATACGGAAAACCCATTAGTCATCAGCAAAGGTGGCGATATTCGTGCAATGGATGTGTTGCAGTCAATGGAACAAACTTTGCAAGAAAATGGCGTAACCTGTGGTGGTAATGCGCTGAAAATTGTGGCAAGCCCGGCGTTTTATTCTCGCATTCGTGGGGAACAGTCAAGCCTTGGTGCAGGTTGCTGCCTACCGGATAACCCGATTGTCACCGGTATGGTTCACCCGATGCTAGGAATGGAAGTGTATTCTTCTTTACATATGCCACGCTATCGCCGTGCCGATGGTAAAGTGGTGGAATATGTGTTGATGGTCGATCCTGAAAACATTGCCGCACCAAGTCGCTTAGACTATTTAGAATGGCAAACCGTATTGAACGATATTTACTTAGTCGGTAACTATCGCTTTGATGTAGCCGCATTAAGTAACAAATCAATCGCCGTTGCAGCGGTTGTTGTGGAGGGTTAATTATGGCGATTTATAATTTATTCCGTGGTGGCTATGCGGTTGAGTTTGGTAAACCTTGCCGTGATTGCGGTGCAGTGGATGAAAATCAGCTCCCGATTACCGCACAGCCGGATAACCGTGTGGACGGGGCTTATGGCTACCGTGATAAAGTGGAATGGAAAAGCTTAGTGCGTTTGTTATTCCAACGTTACGGCAAAGCAGTGGAAGATCTCGAAGTGGGGGATAAGCTACGAGTGTTCTTAAACCCGAACCATTCCGATGTGAAATCAATTTTCATTGATTTTCGTGAACCGATCGCAGGTTTTCAGTTTGATTTAACCACCGTCAATGGCACTGATCTGACCGGTAAAGTGCGCAAAGCAACCTACGCTGAAAACGGTGGTGTAGAAACGACCGAAACAGCAGACGCATTTGACACGGCAGAAACCGCTCAAGTGGAAGAACGCACCCAATGGGTTATTCAGCCTACTGATGGTTATAATGCCAAAGTCGATGTAATTGAGCTTGAAATCAAAGCTTTGCCGAAAGACAAAGCAAGTTTAAATAACTTAGTGATGTTACTGGCCCGCCGCTTTGAACAAGAAGGCTATATGATGTAACCCAATGCCCCGGTCAATGTACCGGGGTTTTTCTTTTAAAGGAACAGACAATGACACAACCTCAAAAACAAGTATTTGTTTCAGCCATTAACGGTGCAAAATTTGATGTGCAAAACGCTTTAACCGCAAGCCTTCTTTCCAAGAATGAAAAGAAAGAAATTGTTCACCTTCACCGTAGTATTTCCGCAAAAGCAGGAAGCGTTAGACAAGGTAAAGGCAAATCCACAACAGACGATAACGAACAGGAAATTAGCTAATGAAAACCGCAGATTTTATTCTGCGTGTTCGGTTCGATTACAACGATGTTGATGCAGATCGCATTGAAGATCCGCTTATTTTGGATTATCTCAATGAGGCTATGGCAGAAATGTTCAAACTTAATCCGTCTCGATTCATAAAAACGGTCGTGGCGAAACTGGACGATAGCGATCTGCAGCAACCCTGTTGTTGTGATTTGCTTTATTCGGTGGATGCGATTACTGATGCCCATGGCAATTTTATTGCGGAACTAAAGGAAGTCGATGATGCTGCTCAAACTGCATTTGGTAAGCGCAATTGTTCTAATCGAAAAACGGATGCACGCAGTTACAGCAAGGTAGCCAATACGGACAATCAATTCACGGTAAAACCACCTGTCAGCCCGAATGAAACGGTCTATGCCAGAATGACTTGTGCGGTAAAACCGACTCAAATAAAAGCAGGAGATGAGCTTGATGAAATCGTTACGGAAAACTATGCGGCATTGGTGGATTATGTGCTATATCGCTTATTTGGGGCGGAGACGGAAAGTATGAGTTCCCAGCAGAAATCAGCACTGCATTATAAGCAGTTTGTCAATGGCGTGATGATGGCTGAGAAAGTACGCCGATCATTTCAGCGTAATAATATCCGTGGAGTGATGAATGAGCGATAGAGACTTGATGAGCCATTTGGGAAGCATTGGATTGTTAGGACACTTTCTTGGTCAATCAGGAGAAGCGCTTACGCTTTCCCAATTAGGTTTACAAGATGATGTTCAAAAAATGGTGAAGACCAAAGGTGAATTAGGTAAAGATGTTCAACACAGCTTACACGGAGATTTTCTCAATCAAATTCTTCAAGGTAGTAAATCTTTTCATAATGGCTATAAACTCGGTGGTTTTCCCTTGTCTATGCGTTGGGCAATCGGTGGAGTGAAAATTTCAGGTGAGTTCTTTGGGGATGTTGTTGAACAACGCGGCAGGTATTATCTTATTGGTACTGTCCATTATTCTTTACTGGATCACTTCTCTGATGTGTGGGATACTTTAAATCTAACGCCCGATGACCATAATAATTTTGGTGGAGAGCCTTTTAATATCACAGGTAATTGGGTTGAACCGGTGAATGAAAGTATCAGCAAAGCACAATATGAGAGATTGAAAGCACAATGGAAAACGCCATACTAGACATAGTTAATAGCACCATCATTTTTATGGGATTTATTGCAATGATGCTATTTATTGGACCGGCGTTAGGTGGGGTAATACTGTGGTTTTTTATTTCTTTATGCTGGTATCTAAGTAGATTGAAAAAATCCTATAGCAAAATAGCAACGCTGATTTATTATGGGATTTCAGCTTTGTATATTGTACTTGTGGGGTTATACATTTTATCTCTACTGACTGATTTTAAGGGCACTGTTTTACTTGTTATTATGAATAGTGTTTTGATATGGTTCGCTCATAAGTTAGCAACATATCTTGTTAAAAAATTATATTGTCAACAGATTTAATAACCTTATATCAATCAACCTTACTGAAACCGCTTACAGCAATGTAAGCGGTTTTTTTATGGAGAAAATATATGTCATGCGGTTGTATCAAACCTAAATGTAACAGCACCAATCCCGTCATTTTTACCTGCGACAATGACGGACGGGACGTAGAGTTTATCGGTTTAGATGCGTTCTTACCTCGAGTAACACTGGTGGCAAAAGGTGTACCGGATGATGTGGCATTAGAGTATTTGCGCCAGTCTGCTCAAACGTTGGCAAGAGATAGTCGACTATTAAAACGTGAATTACGTTTAGATGTGCAAGCCGGAGTTCGAGACTATTATTTGGATAATGGTGACAACGAACAGGTGCATTATGTCGATAAAGTGGCACTAAAGAGCGGTCAAATTTCACCGTTTTTTTGCAAAGATGCTTTTGATTTTGAACCAAACGACAAAATCATTCTGCATAACACACCAAAAGCCGACAGAGAAAATCAGCTTTATATTCGTTATTTCGCGATGCCGACACAAAGTGCTTGTGAAGTAGATAAACTTTTATTCGACCGCTATCACGATGTGGTTGTGAATGGCGCATTAGCGAATTTGTTGCTAATGCGACAGTACAATTTTGCCGATCCGCAGATGGCGATGTTCTACGATACACGTTTTAAACAAGGGATTGCGCAGGCAAAAATTGATGTCATGCAACGTTTTGAAACAGGTGGACATTCTATTGCATATAAAGGGAGGATTTAATGACCTGTAAAGTGATTGAAAAATGCAAGAAATGTCAATGTTGCAAAAACAAAGATAATGGGCTTGCAAGTCAAATTAGTGTACCCCGTCCAACAGAGCGGGTAATTGAGCGACAAATTGTGGAGCTTGCCCGCAGTTGTGAAGATTGTGGTTGCACTGAACTAAAACCCGAAGGGGGGGAGTATGACAATGACAACTAAAGACCCGACCTTGTGGGCGTTGATTGTCGCCTACATTCAATCAAATCTCAACGCCATTCATAGTTTTATGATGGCGTTTTTTGTTGCCATTTTCCGTATTTGCTATATCGGCAAAGAACGCAAGAAAACCCGTGTCATTGTAGAAAGTATCCTGTGTGGATTGATTGCAGTGGCAAGTGAATCGGTATTGGAATATTTGGAAATGCCGTCAAAACTTTCCGTAGCGATTGGGGCGATTGTGGCGTTATTCGGTATTGATAAAGTACGGGCAATGGCATTGCATTACACACTTAAAAGACATTAAGGAGGAGTAATGTTTACATTGAGTCAACGTAGTGAAAACAATTTAAAAGGGGTACACCCCGATTTAGTCAAAGTGGTTCGCCTTGCTCTGCAAAAAAGTACGGTAGATTTTTCCGTGATTGAGGGAATACGCACGCCACAACGGCAACGACAGTTATTCAAACAAGGGGCGACTAAAACCTTAAACAGCCGTCATCTCACAGGACACGCCGTGGATCTTGCCCCCTATCCTTTAGATTGGAATGATTTGGATAAATTCGGACAGATAGCCAAAGCGATGTTCGCTGCCGCTCAAGAACTGAAAATCCCCATCCGCTGGGGCGGTGATTGGAATCGCAACGGCAGAAGTGATGATGAAAAGTTTTATGATGGCCCACATTTTGAATTACTGAAAGCGGTTTATCCGTAAACCCCAATCCAAAAAATCGGGGTTGCAGTCAATGACTTGCATGACATTTTCTTTAAAGTACTTTAAAAGAAATTCAGGGACTAAATTGTGAAAATACTTCTCACAACGTGCTAGTGCTGAAGTCCTTCCTCTCTTCACACAAAATCAACGTTGCAATAATAAAGCAACGTAATCGGAAAAAACAAAACCCGATTGCGACCAACAATCGGGTTTTTCTTTACCCATTGATACAGAATGAGTAATAAATTATGAATGCTATATTAAAAACTATTCTCTCAATAATCAAGGGAGTTACAACAATGAATGAAAAATTATCAAATTGGCGGTTCTTTGGCATATGGGTTATTTTCTTTCTATTTGCTCTTGCTTCTGTTATTAATGCGATCAAATGGTGGTAAACAATGAGTAAAGAAGGCGCTGATAAAGTTGGTAATAAATTAGCAAATGCCGCATTGATTTTAGCAACTTGTTTAGGAATTAGTGCGTTAATGATTGCATGTTCTTATTTGATGTAGTAGTATTTCCCACATAGAGCTTCGAAAACTCTTACCAAAAACGGTATTCACCCCGTCAGCGTGATTTTTTTGTATCCAAAATTGTGATCTCTTTTCTCTTTCCACGATTTTTACGATACAAAAATAAAACATTTCAATCTATGGTTAGGTGGGTGTAGAAATACCCAATACTACACGGCTGATTTTTGGCAGCTTTTCGAACCACCTAACCGCCCAATTCCATTCGAAAGGAAACCAAAATGAAAAATCAATTATCAATATTCAACTTTGAACAATCATCAATCCGTGTTATCGCAGTAAACAATGAACCTTGGTTCGTTGCAAAAGATCTTTGCGATACTTTAGATATTAAAAATCCTACGCAAGCCTTAGCAAATTTAGATGAAGATGAAAGGGCTATGTTTAACATAGGGCTTGATCAACGAGAAAATTTTGATAATCGAGTTAGTGAAATTAACATCGTTTCCGAAAGTGGAATGTACACCTTGATCTTACGTTGCCGTGATGCAGTAAAAAAAGGATCTATTCCTCATCGTTTTAGAAAATGGGTAACAGCAGAAGTATTACCGCAGATCCGTAAAACAGGTAGCTACGCTTTGCAAAATACGCAACTAAATCTACCGCTTGCAGAAATACAAGCTGACGAAGAAGCGTTGCAGATTATTGTCAATCTTTACCACAGCTTGCGAGAAGCCCACGAGTTTGCTGTGCTGGCACACGATGTCGATCATCGTTGGTTGAAGCAGAATATTGACAAAGATCTAGGAGGGCATTTGTTGCATAATCTCAATCGCCCAGCGAAGAACGCTTTAGATAAAGCGAAAAAATATATTCACGCCAAAAGCGAGCGGATAATGTTCGTAAAAGGAATGTTAAGCCTGCTTGAAGCACCAAAAACAAAACGAATTGCAGATTTCTAATTTGAAAAAACTCAACCAAAACCGACCGCACTTTTCCCCGTGAAAATCGTGCGGCGGTTTGTTACACCCTGAATAACCCTGAGAAATAATTTTCTCGGGGTTTTTTACTATCCAACATCTAATAGGAGAATATTATGCAACTTGCTAACCCTGAAAATTTTAAACAATTTGTTCAAAACAAAGATTCCAAAACGATTACCACATCTGAAACGGTGGCAAAAGTATTTGGTAAGTATCATAAACACGTTATGCGTGATATCCGTGAAATATTAGAAGCTGGCGATGATGAATTTAACCGGACCAATTTTGGTCTCGTTGAATATATCGATAAAAAAGGTGAAAAACGCCCAATGTTTGAGATGACCAAAGACGGTTTTCTGTTATTAGTGATGGGGTATAAAACCAAGAAAGCGATGGCGATTAAAATCGCCTACATCAAAGCCTTTAATTTTATGCAAGAACAGTTGGCGCAAGATGGAGTGACATTACTTGAGCAATATTATCAAGTGCTTGGTGAATATAAATCAGATAAACGATTCGCCAGTCTATGTGGAAAAGGGCTGAATCAATGGAAAGATAAAAAGCCGTACCTAGAGGCGACATTAAAAGTATTTGAAGATAAATTACAAGTTGAATTACCGTTATTGAATTGACCGCACTTTCGCAAGATTGTGCGGTTTTTTCATTTAAGGAAACCTATGCCTTCAATCAAACTCACTCAATTCGGTGGTATTGCACCACGGCAACGTCCGAATAATCTACATCAAGCAATGGCTCAGGTTGCCGAAGATGTGGATTTATCTCGTGGTACATTGAGACCGTGGCGGACAGATAAAAAAGTATCGGATAAAACAGGCAATTCAATCTTTGTGGATAAATGTTGCTATCTCTCAAGTGAACATTGTAAGGCTTCATTCTCACGCATTGATACAGATTGTTGTTATATCGTGGCAAGTGGTGTCAAGGATTATCCCGTTATTCAGCGTAAAGATAATGCCTGCAACGATAACTGGAACAGATTGGGTTTTCCGGTTGAACTTAACGCCCCCAATGCGCAATTCTTAGGGTCATTAAGCCAAGATTTCAACCAAGAGCTACGACAATACATTTATACGCTTGTTGATGAATTTGGTTTTGAAAGTGCGCCAAGTTTACCGAGTGATCCGATTTATGTGCATAACGATCAATCGGTGGTGATCAGCGGACTGCCCACATCTTTTCCAACTTATTCTATCGAAAAAGTGCGGTTGTATTGTGCCGTTACTCAACTTGATTATGGCGAACAAGTCAAAGATCAAAATGCCGAAGCCCATTTCTTATTGGTTGATGAGGTGAGTTTTGGGACAGGCAGTTATGTTCATCAGGCCCATACGGTTTATGGTGAAGAATGTCTAACGGAAGAATATGAACCGCCACACGAATGTATGACCGATTTACAGTATTGTGGTAACGGTCAGCTTGGTGGATTAGTGGGAACGGAGCTTTGGCTGTCAGAACCGTTAAAGCCCCACGCTTTCCCCGAAGCCTATCGCTATGGGCGCTTTAACGGCAAGCCGATCCGCTTTCTTTGTGGTGAGCGAGCAGGGTATATCTTAACGGACGAATACCCAGTCGTGATTGAAATGGAAAGTCCTTGCCAATCACAAGGTTGCCGTTCTATCACGCAGTTAGAAGAACCGCTGCCCATTATCTCGTATCAATCCGCTTGCCTTTATAACGGTGCTTGTTTTTATGCGACTAAAGACGGGTTAGTGATGCTTGCCGGCAATCAAGCAAAGGTGATGACGACCGCACTTTATACAAAAGACCAATGGCAAGCTCTTGCCCCTTGGCAGATGATTGGTGTGGTGCATGATGGTTATTATTTTGGTTTTACCGATCGCATTTCTATCCGCTTTAAAGTCCCTGATTCGATTTACGAAGACGTGCAAATTGAACAATTAACCACACTGAGCATTAAACCTAAAGCTGTCTATCGTAGCGATCAAGATGAATTGTTCTTTGCGACTGATGATGGAATTTATCAATGGAATGCAGGGGATAATTGGAAAACCTTTAGATGGCGTGGTCGTTTACATAATCTACCGCAATATATGGCAATGACGGCATATAAGGTGGTGCAGGATTATGAACCTAATCATGTTAAGCACATTGGCTATAAACGGCATCGTAGTGAAATGGTGCAAGATACGGTTGTACTGGGCGATAAAACCGTTATTGACAGCCGTCCACACCGCCTTAAAGCCGGTTATGCCACATTATTCTTTGATGTGGAAATCACAGGAAAAGGCGAAGTGTGGGAGTATCATATCGCAACCAGTGTGGCGGAATTAGGAACAGAGTAACATACAAAAAATAAAGCCGAGGTATTTGCAGTATCTCGGCTTTTTTCATTCCGGTTAAGCTAGATTTAAAAGGAATAAACTTTGAATGGATTTTAACATATTTAATGAGGTGCGCAAAATGCTAGAAATCATCGATAAATCCGATAAAGCACGGAAATTTGCTTACTGCGTTGTTATCTTAGCCTTTATCTTCGGCATGGTATGGGCATTGCCTAATTTAATTACGGCAATTAAATGGTGGTAAAAATGAAATACCAAACAGAACGAATTGAAGATATTGCTCAGTCCCAAACCTTACTGGCTGAGCTTTTTAGTTATGTCGGTGAGCATTACGATCAAAACGCTCAACTACGCCCGGAATGGCAGCATTTTTTCCAAGTGTGGGCAGGGCAAACGCCATACACAAAAATCAAAGTATTTACGGCAAGGGAGGAAGGGAAAATCCAAGGCTGTGTGATGGTGTTGGTGATTGAAAATCCACTCTTTATTACAAAGCCATTTATCCAACGTTTTATTGACTTAACTCAAGGTGATAAAGACTTTGATGATTATGTGAAGATTGTTCTGGATAGTCTCTAATTAACTTGCTATAATTGTATAGCAGATTATAAGGAGGAAATGATGTTAGCAATACGACTACCGGAAGATGTTGAGGTGCGTTTACAGCACCTTGCTGATGAAACAGGGCGTAGTAAAACCTTTTATGCTAAGGAAGCAATTCTGAAATATCTTGAAGATATGGAAGATATTTTTCTTGCTGATAAGGCATTGAAGGAGTTCAGAGAATCGGGCGAACAGCTTGTTAGTATTGATGAGCTGGAGGCAGAGCTTGGCTTGGAACATTAAATTTTTGCCAAGTGCGGTAAAAGAATTTAAAAAGTTGGATAAAACGACTTCCGCTCGAATATTCTCTTATTTAAGGGAAGTAGCAAAATTAGACGACCCAACAATGAGGGGAAAAGGGCTAACCGGTAATCTGGCAGGCTATTGGCGTTATCGTATCGGGGATTATCGAGTAATTACACAACTTCAAAATGGTGAGATGATTATTACGGTAATTAAAATAAATCATCGTAGTAAGGTATATGAAAAGGTATAGCATAAAATGAAAAGAATTTTGACCGCACTTTGGGTGGGGTTCTTAGCCACTACGGTAAATGCCAATGAGCAGATCGCCAATAAAGAAACAGCCGGCATATTTAAAAACTTTGTTATTCAAGATAACAATTTAAATAAATGCCTGTTCCCTGAAATTTATCGCTCAACAGATCGAGGTATCGCATTATTAGATAAATGGTGGGACGATGTTGAGAATGGTGGGCGATTAAAACGTTCTCATTATTTAAAATTGAAAAGACGCTTGGCTCAAAATATTATGCCGGAATCGCTTTCGGAAGATTTTTTATCTGGCGAATTACCTGATGAATTGGATAAACAATATCAAGTAGCATTAAAAAAATATGCGAAAATGACCACCCTTAAAGGCAAAAATGCTTGCCGTCAGGTCGGGCAATATGCGACCGATTTGGTGGAAAGTTATAACGAAGTGGACAGTAAATGGGATAGACCTGTAGCTTCCCCCTTTTAATTGAATGTGAGTGAATAAAGCCTGTTAGTGATAACAGGCTTTATTTTTGGAGTAAATATGGCAAAAATCACTTTAGAAGATTTAGAAAATTTTTATCAACACAAAAATGCCCGTGCTTATCTTGACTTATTGGCCTATATGGAGGGCGTTCAACACGGCTACCATACGACTTATGGCAATAAGCGAGTAGAGGATTTATCTCAACATCCAGGAGTGGTTTGGGGAAAAACAGGGGACGGTATAACGACTGCGACGGGGCGTTATCAATTTACTAAAACAACGTGGGATCGATTGCAAAAACAATTTGGTTTTAAAGACTTTGGTGAGCGTTCTCAGGATTTAGCCGCCCTCGCTTTAATTGCAGAAAAAGGAGCAATGCAAGATATTTTGAATGGTGATATTGTCAAAGCAAATTATAAACTACGTAATATTTGGGCAAGTTTGCCCGATAATAAAAGTCCGCACCAAAGCCAAAAATCTTATTCTGAGGTCAATAAAAAATGGTTGCAATTAATGAACGATCCAAATGCACCAAATATTTACGAAATTCAATCAACGCCTCAGCAAGATCGACAGTGGCAATCTCCAATACAAGGCTTTTTCCCTGATACGCTTACTAATTTTGATATTCCACAATCTATTTCACCCACATCAATAGGCGAACAACTGGCAGCGCAATTTTCACCCCCGAAAATAACGGGATTTGAAAATGCCTTCACCCAACTTAACAACACCCTAGATCCTTTACAATCGAGCGAATCGACTCAGCCTAATAACCGACAGAAGTATCAGGCACAACTTGCCCAAGCTTTTGGGATTGAACCTAAAGTACAAGGGGGATTAGATGACCACATTGGGGATTTGGTGAAAAGTATTTACGATCAAACGGCATAGGAGAAATGATGAAATTGAAATTACCTAAGATGCGGGTGCCACTATTTAATTGCGGAACAATCTATTTTTGCCAATCAAAACAAGAATGGGAAGCGTGCTTTGCTGCTTTTAATGTCGTTGACAGAGATAACAGACCTGTTTCAGGATCGGCAACAACATTAGTGAATCATACAACCGGTGATACGGCTTATTTATTGGGAGTATTTAATAATGATGTAAGTACAGCAGCTCATGAAGCAGCACACGTTGCGTTTTATATTTGCAGAGATGTTGGTGTAACCGTTTCAGCGGAAGATTCAAACGAAACATTCTGCTATTTAGTCAGCAATATTATGGAGTTTATTGGTAAAACAATTAATAAGCCGGAATAAACCGGCTTAAATGTTATTTACTATCAGGTGTTTTAACTTTTAATTTCCAATAGTAATTTTTCTTTGCGGTAGGTGGGGCAATTTCATTATCACGAATGGTTGCGAACCTTCCTGTAGGATTTCCACGAGTATTAAATTGCTCATAAATACCGCCGTCTTTACCCGTATTTTGACCGGGCTTTAATCCATTTTTAGACATTTAATTTCTCCTATTTCATACCGCAACATTACGGCAAAGATGAAGTGGGGATAACACAAATCAATTTCAACATAAGGAAACCCCTATGGCAATCTCAGACATTAA